TAACCTTAGTATCCTTTATACCATCCTGCCAATGAAAAGAACCTCTTGTTGTATAGTGTTCTTTTATCAAACTGTCGTTATAGTCAATCTGTTGGTATATCTTTGTAAGGTTGAATAAAGACTGTTTACTTTCATCTCTAAATGCGTGAGATTCAGTTCTTGGGAACTGTCTGTAAAACTCATTCAACGCATCAGCATCACTCTTTAATGAATCAACCTCTGCTTCCCAATAATCTATAGCTCCATTTTTTACCAAAACTCCATCAACACCCATTACAGGTTCAGTAGGTTTGTAGAAAATAGGCATACCATATCTATCAATGAATCCCTCCATATTCCATTCCATAGGAATAAATAAAGAGTATAGACCTGATTTTGTTTGACCATTGGCATTTCGAACAGAAGCATTAGAGTCTTCATACATATCTTTGTAGTTCTGACCTCCTTTTGATAAAGCATTTGACGTAGAACCCATCATACATTTACCGATAATCTTAGAACCTAAACGAAGACAGGTTTTAGTTACACGCCAATTCTCCTTGATATTATTAGGCTTTGTCCATTTACCCGACTCATCGTGAGCTAAGAATAAAAGTTTCTCCCCATCATAGGAGTTATCTTCTGTATTCTTCCAATCTATTGATGTATCTAACCCCTCTATAATCTCAGCCTCAGAGTCATACATATTCTTCTTGGTAATCTTAGACGCAGGAACCCTAAAAGCTAACTCCGTCTTTGGCTTATCCATACCATCCATAATAGGTTTAAAGAAGAAAGGAAGTCTGCTATTTATAGGGACAACCTTATCTGTAAACATCTTTTTAGCATCAGCCCCGGTCTTGGATAATATACCAACCCTTGAATCTTTTGCAAGAGTACCTATATTTACCGACTCTGAAGAAGCCATAAAAGAGAATCCTGAACGTCTAATCTTCAGGTATATCATACCGAAGCTACGGCCATCAGCTTTACAAGCTTCCCAAAACAACCAATATATTCTATTGGCTTCACGGAAGTCAGGATAACCAACGTCAATACTTGACCATTGTAAATACATATAGTGAGAACCTGTTATATATGTTTTAAGTCCGTTGTTTACAAACCAAAAACCTTGTTCTCTATAATCAAACTCTTGTTCAATATACTCTACCCATCTGTTTTTAAATTCAGCCGGCATTTCATTCCATTGGAATATTGACTGTATTTTTTCTAAAGGTTTAGGTATAGGTTGTCTTTCCCAATATTGCTCAGACTTTGTTGAACTTCTCTGAAAGCATTTGTCAGGAGTAGGAGGTATAGCAATGTAAAGACCTGATATATTAATCACATCTCCAATTTGCCCTGTTTTAGATATTACTATAACATCGTATTGGTCATTATATCCATACGCCCAAGACCTGTTTCTATTTTTATTAGAAACAATAGTTTTAGGTATATAGTCAGTGACTACCGTGTATAATTTATCTTGACCTTCTTTCTGCAAAACCTTGTCTTGTATCAGTTCGACTTCCACCTTTTTCAGATAATTCAATACTTTCTTTTTCTGCCTCAATTCTATTAAGGATTTCAAAAGCATCAAATATAGCTAATTTCTTTGTCGCTGCCGCATTTTTTAGTTTATCAGCAGCCAAATCATCTCCTTCGCTGTTTGGGTCCAATATGGAGTCCTCAGCGACTTTGATTAGTTCTTCTACGGCTTTATGTCCTGCCGCTATAATTTTCAGTTTTATTTCTTTTGTACTCATAGCTTCATAGTTATTTGATGGTCATACATCCTGTACAACTTCTCTCCGTCAACAGTAAATTCATATTCACTGTCAGGTTTGAAGCATACTAAGTCTCCTGAGTTTAAGCCTTGGCTTGATAGGTATTCATTTGGATAAACCATCTTACCCATCAATGGCTCTTCGTTAAAAGGTTTTTTGATATATGATTCAATTGCAGGGATTGGTTTTACAAAGCAGTATTTATCATACGCAAACCACTTATCCTTTTTTTGATACATAAAGAATTGGTCTGTTTCAATAAAGAACAAATCATCTTTAAAGAAACTCTTACCGCTTTTTTGACGACCTCTCATATCATTATAATACTTAAAAGCATTATGATGAACAAGTAAGGTATCACCTACCTCGATAGGACCTGTATAACCTAAAGGTACCTCAATTACTTCAGCGTATCGGTTTGAAAATTTATAGTCTTCTTCCGAAGTACTTACTATAAATTCAATGCCCGCTATCTCTTTAGTATTATTGTATCTTTTATTATTTTTAGGCTTTGCTATAAAATAAAAAGGAGATTTCATTAAAAGTCTATATTAAATTCGATTGAAATTGGAACCGTAAAGGTAAACTCTTTCCACAAAACTACCTCATTTTTTCTGTTAATAATGTAAATTTGTATAGATTCTCTTGTTTTATCGAATTTAATTAAGTGAATTTCGTTAGAATCACCTAGAACTTTTTGGCCAACTAAGTAGTGCATAGCTCCACTTTTATAGTCAGGTCCGATTGATATTTTTCTTATATCCATTATATTAAATTTAATTCTTCTGTTGTGTATGGTTGTTCGTCATACCAAGTCCATCCATCGACAGGGTACTCGTAAGTATCTTTTAATTCTTTATCTAAAGTATAATCAGGAGCATACACAAAGTTAGGTGCATACAACCAATTCTCATCTTCTAATTTGTAAAATCCTGCTGTTGTTTCCATATTTTTATCCTGTTACTGTCCATCCTTTAGTGGTTGCTATTGTTCTTGTACATCCAGCCGCTCCTGTGCAGCTTGTTATATTGATTGTTTTTCCAACTACTACGGGTAAATCCGTAAATAATTGATTTAATGCTGTAATTCCTAAATCACAAAAAGAAACATTTATTTGTGGAGATGAGCCTGTATATTGACCCGCTGATGCGTTTAATAACCTTAATGAATTTAATTTATTAAAATTCTGTGTTGTTGAATTTCCATTTAAACTCAATTGCGAAAAAGGACAATTAAAACTTAATGAAGTTAATAAATTTGAAAAAGAAGCACTTCCATTTGTCATAGTTGCACCTACTAACGGAGTTGATGTTAAGCTTCCTACCTTATCTAAATTATTTATTGTTGTTAAATTTCCACAACCAAAAAACATTTGATTTATAGAAGTAACAGCTGATGTTTGAGTAGTGGGAAGTGTTAAAGTTTTTAAATTAAAACAACCACTTACAAGATTTGAGTAAGCTGATAAAGAAGCTGAAATTGTACTCGGTAAAGTTATAGATGTAATTGAATAGCAATTAGAAAAAGTACTTGTAAAGTTAAGGCAATTGGGCATACTTGTTGGTAAAGTAATTGACAATAAGCCAAAACAATTAAAAAAAGTACTACCCATATTAGTAACAGCCCCTAATGAACTTGGTAAAGTGATTGAGCTTAACACGTAACAATTACTAAATGCAGAATTTAAAGTTGTTAAAGCATTTAAACTTGTTGGTAACACAATAGAAGACAATCTGTAACATTGCTGAAACGCAGTCGCCATACTTGTAATGCTATTTTGCGAATTATTAGGCAGTGTAATTGACGTGACAGAAACACATCCATTAAAAGTATTTGCTAAACTTGTTATTAACCATCCTGATGGTATTGTGATTGATTCTAACGACCAACATTGGTTAAATGCTTGAGATATGTTAATCCCACCTGACGCAACTGTCGTTGGAAGCGTAAGGTTTTTTAAACTATAACAAGTACTAAATGCCGAACTTAAATTAGCTAAATTTGGCATTGCTGACTGAAAAGTAATGCTTGTTATTGCATTACAGGCACTAAAACATCCTGATAATACCGAAGCATTAAAGTTAGTAGGAAGAACAATGTTTTTTAAATTATTACACCCATTAAAAGCATTTGAAAAATCATATATTGCATTTGATGAACAAGAGTTAGGTAAATAAATATTTTGCAATTTTGTACAAGTTTGGAAAGCCCCTGAAAAAGTCACAGCAGTTCCTGTTGATACGGGCGCAGGCATTGAAGTAATTTTAACCCACTGCAAAGAAAAACAACCTGCAAATGTAGTTTGCAAACTATTTAATAAGTTAATACTTGGTAGCGTTATGTTTTTTAAAGCAACGCATCCGTTAAACGCGCTTGCCATTGTAGTACAACTATTCAACGTAGCTGGCAAAGTGACACTCCTTAATTTCTGACAACTACTAAAAACGCTTGATAATTGCGTTATTTTCGTTGCGTTTGATGGAAAAACTATATCTAATAAATTGTAACAGCCATTAAATGTTAAGTTAAGTATACTCAATGAGCTCGCTGAAGTTGGCATTACAACTACATATAAATTATTACAAGTTTGAAACATATTTTGCATTTGACTTGTCCAAGAAACAGTAGCTGGTAATTTAACATATTCTAACATCATAAAATTTCCAAATCCGAGTGTGGTTGAATATGAAGTAAAATAATTTGCAAAAAAAGCAGATGTACTACAAGTTCCATCTCCAAAATAAGCTTCTAACAATCCAATCCCATAATATGGACTACCTCCTGTTGCTGAAAAATTCGGAATATGCCTTGCATTTGTTATTACACAAGTTGCATCCCCATAAATTCTTATCTTCCAAGTATTATAACCCCTTGAACAAGGCGTTCCTCCTGTTGAATAGATATGTGATGTGTCTATTGAAGAAACAGTTGTAATTGTGTCAATTGTTCCATCTCCCCAATCAATATATATATTACCAGACGTACGAGTAAATGTAGTTCTAATTGTAAAAGCTTTTGTTCCTGTATCAGCTACTAAAAATTGTACTTCATTAGGAGTATCTGTTATTGCTACCCAATCGGAAGGTCTTACCCAATCAGGTGGGGTTGGAATTGGAGCTATTGAATTTATAGGTACATTAAATGCCATTAGATTTAAGTTGTTTGTGTTATTACTATATCAACCACCATATCATCTTGTGGTGGAAATTGTGAGTAGAATGTAGCTACTCCTGCTGCAACATCTACAAATGGTAGTACTTGAGCGTTATATGCTGTTAGGTAACTTGCGTTTTGAGGTGTTACTGAAACATCGCAAGTAGTGTCTATATTTACATTACTAAATGCGTAAGTATAATAACTACCAACTAATGTCCAAGAACCTTCTGTTAAAGTTTGTGATGTAAGTTTAACAGGAGTTGAACCTCCACCTCCACCACTATACTGAGGAATATTTAAAGTAGCACCAACTAATGTAGCAGGTCCACTTGTTCCTGTAGTAGTTAGTGTTATTGTATTTTGTTTTGAATTGAAAGTACTCCAATCCGTAGAAGATAAAGCACCTCTATTAGCCGCTGATGCGGTAGGTACGTTTAAAGTTATTACAGGGGTTGTGGTTGGATTAGCTACTGTTGAACTTAAATCAGTTCCTGAAGTACCTAAAGTTAATGCAGCTACTGAAGTAACAGTACCTGAACCACCACCTCCGCCTACAGCAGTCCAAGCTGTTCCATTGTATTGGTATAGAGATAATAAATCCGTATCGTAAACAATTAAACCTGTAGCAGGAGAAGATATTGCGTTCTTCTGAGCGGTAGTCATACGTGGCGTAAGAAGCCCCTGTGTTGTTGATGTCAAATCTAACTGAGCAGATGGATGAGGCAATGAAAGTCCTACTGCTAAACTACTACTAGGTATACTAACTACATTTGAACCACCAAATGATGAAGATATTGAACCGCTAGCCATCTCAAAGGTAGCCGATGATGGGTCAAAAGAAATCATATTACCACCTGCTGCACATACTAATCTTTCAATAGCAGATGTTCCTGTTCCTAATTTTATATCTCCTTTTACGTGTAATCTTTCGTCAGGTGTAGCTATGCCTATACCCAATCTATTATTAGTATCGTCCCAAAAGAAATTAGCATTGTCTTGTGCTATTGTAGTTCCATTAGAAAACAAAACAGAACCGCTTGTAAGAGCAGGTAATGTAAATTTAGCATTCCAAGTTGCTGCTGAAGCTATATAAGCATCCGCAATAGCTGTAGCATTCCATATTCCTGATGTAACTGTTCCTAATGCAAATGAAGCTCCATTTGTAACTCCAATTACCTTAGATGTTCCTTGTCCATCAAATGTAATATTTCCTCCTAAATACCAAGTCTTTGGTGCTGCTGAAGAAGTAACAATGTTACCATTTGCTAAGAATAATGATACATTCCCACCATAAGTAAGTCCTGCATCTCCATTCTCGGCATCTCCGTATAATCCAATATTGTAATTTCCTGTATGTGTATCTGTAGCATATCCTCTAACACCAACAGCAACCCCTGTATCAGCGGCTGTGCCAACGTGTCCTTCTCCTGTTACTCCTGTTCCTCTACCTGTTCCTGTAGAGTTTGTATATCCCGCTCCATAAATACCACTAGCCCAAGTACTTCCTACACTCAATCCTTCAGACATAAGTCCTATATACAAGGACTCATTATGTTGAACCCCCAAAGGAACATTACTTATAACAGATAAAGCATTAGGAAATCTTGTAAAGTTTGCAGAAGCAGAAGGACCGGTTAAGAACTTCCCTGAAAGCAAAGTATATGTGCCTAAATCAAGATTTGATGTAGCTCCTGTATAAGGAACATAACCTGTTAAAGAAGGTATATCACTTGTTAAAGCAATTGTTCCTGATGCGTCAGGCAAATCAAAAGTCTGACTAACTGTTAGGTTATCGGTACTAATTCTAGCCTCAATAAAATTTGTTTTGTTAAGGAAAAAAGAGCCGTCTCCAAAATAAAACAAACTATCGCCTGATGCGCTCGTTGCGTAAAAATAGTTTTGGGAAGACTGCATAGACATATAAGCATTCTCATCAATGTCCCAAATATTAAGCGTGCCAATGCTTGCAGGTAGTATAGATATATTTCCTGCAGATAAAACTTGGTCTAAAGTAGGTGCTGGGTCCGATGTTAAAGCTATTGTACCCGATGCGTTTGGTAATTGAAAAACTCTTGTTGCCGTTAATGAAGTTGTTCTTATTGTAGCCTCTATTACAGGAGACTCAAATATAGTTAATCCACGTGGTTCAACACGAAATACATAATCACCATTATAATCAGTAAAATAAAATGTCTTATCATTTGTGGTTATTTTTGAATATCCCGAACCTGCAAAATCATACAATCCAAGTGCACTACCGATATTAGCATCTAATAATGAGCTGTTTCCAACCGTTAAAACGCTGTTTAAATCTTGCGAACCACCTGTAGTAACAGACCCGTCTGCCATTAAAAACTGAGAAGATGTTCCTCCGTCTTTAACAAAAGAACCTCCTTTTACAGCACCTCTTAATCGAGTAGATGTAATCGCAGAACT